ATCTGCCAAGACTTTTCGAGCTATGAAATCCGCCTGACGGTTATCGAATACCGCTTCAGTTGCTATAACGTCATTGTCACAATATTCAGCAACTTTGGTCCACATCTCTTTCGGGACAGGTTGATCCCAAGGCAAACCAAGTTCTTGATGATGTATTCCGAGTTCGATTTCCCACTTTTTAAGTGATTGCTTTTTAGAACAGAAATCGTAGACGTCGGTATACGATACGTTATAAGCCTCACCAAAAAATGCGTCCCGATTTCCGGTTATTATTTTTTGCGACAAAGAATATAATTGCTCGTTTGTATAACCCATAAGTCGAGCGTACAATATATGATTGTCGTAACGTCGGCAATTGAATCCGACAAGATTGAAGCGCATTAGATCTTCAATTTCAATAGGCGTTGGGTTGATCATACGTACAACCGGTTTTCCCTCGCCCTGAAATTTCCAATTGACTAAAAATAGATTTGGGAAAACTTCAACATCATAAAAAACAAGCCGAACATCTTCACTTTTCGAGGGCTTAGAAATATCATCCGATTTGAATCGCATCTTTTTAACCAATTTGACGCAGTATTCCGCTTGGTTCGTACTGCTCATAGCAAAATTGAGTATCGAATTGCGCATATCGGAAATATCATATTGCAAGCCATTAGAATAAGCATCCTCAAGCCCTTTATATATGAAGTCGATACTCGGTTTGGTGTTGGCATGATATTCCTTGTTCAGATTTCGTTTAATAAATGTTCTTAATGCCTTCTCGTTCTTAATGCCCTCAAAATTTACCATCTTATTTTCTCCTTTCATTGGTAAACCTGAGCTTATTTGTGCTATAGGTAGATTATTGCATTTAGTCAGTTTACGTCTAAGAGAGCTTTTACCCGTAAAGACTTTGACCTCGATATGATCGTCATAGAATCGGCTAAGTTTCTTGGAATCACCGGTATAAATATAATGCAAGTGAATACCCTTACCGCTTTTACTCAATTCCGCATATGTTGCTGGCCATTTGCTTGCAGCAACCAGATTAGCTTCGAATGATTTTTCTCCACTTTCATCTGGGATGTCAAAGTCGATTACGATATGATTTTCAGGAAGCTTTACATAATGTACTTTGTCCGTTGAAATATCTTTAAGAGTTGTAGTCACATCGTCCCAAGGTTTGCTTGGAGTTTCTTTAGATGTGGCATATTGCGCCAGACAATTTGAACACACCTCGTCAAAAATAGACTTTTGGGATTTAAACTCAATAGTTGAAATATCAGGTTCACATTTGGTAGTAAGTTTGACGTCTTCAAACTTGTCTGTCCGGAAACCCGAATAATAACTACGAGATCGCGTACCATCGTCCATTGTAAAACGTTCCTTATAGTCTCGGAAATAATTCTTAAGCTCTTCCTTAAACACTCTTTGACTTAACGGATAAGTTACTTTAGCTTCATCGCAATAAGTATTATACATTTTCCAAGCGGCTTTTAGCGTGGTACCATCTTCGTTCTTAAAAACGTAATAAGAGTCTAAAATATAATTGTAGAAATCATTAGATGCTCCCAGCATTGCCAGTGGTATGTAAGTATCATATGCTCCTGGGTTCTCTTTATAAACTTCCAGACAATGATATGCTATACCGCCCAGCTCAAATTTAATGCGATCTACAGTAGTCTTATACTCTTTGCTACTAAGTTTATTGCCAGTTGGGGACACATCAATCAGACGTCGAATAAGACCTGATTTTGCATCTGTAATTTTTACAGGTTTATTCGTACCCATGAATAGTAAACATTTAAAGCGATTGGCGTAAGTGGATTTGAATTTCTCATTAACCGTCATAAGCTCATGTGAAACCAAGCTGTTAAGTCGTGTATTGTCTTCAATTCGAGACAAATCACCGTCGTGTTGAATAGCCACTAGCGGATTAG